GAGCTTATAGAGAAGCGAGTTGCTGTGCCTGATTTAATCGAATACGACAAAGCAACAAACGGAAGGATTATGGCTACTACAGAGAACTATCATAGTTTGATGAAGAGCCATGGTATTGATTGTCACTACGATGTGATTAAGAAACGCATCGACATAATGATACCTGACTTCAAACCTATTGCTGATTTGAAAGATGAGGCGATGCTGGTTGAGGTAGAGAACATCTGTATCAAGAACTTTGTTCCTCATCAAAGAGTAAGAGATGCTATGAAGATAATAGCTAAGGAATTAAATCCTGTAGCCCAGTGGATTGACTCTTCACCTTGGGATGGAGTGAACCGGGTCAATGACTTTTGTAATACAGTCACCAGCAGAGACGAACAATTAAAACACATGCTTATGAGAAAATGGTTACTCAGCTGTGTGGCATGTGTCTATGAAGAAGATGGTGTATCACTCGAAGGCTTACTGGTATTTCAGGGAGGTCAGGGTCTTGGTAAAACATTATGGTTCAAAAGATTAGCTGACTTTAATAAAGGCTGGTTGTTAGAAGGAGCAACGCTTGACCCTAAAGATAAAGACTCAGTAAAAAAAGCAGTGAGTCATTGGATTGTAGAACTGGGCGAACTCGAATCTACATTTAAGAAAGCAGACATCAATCAGCTTAAAGCATTTATAACATCTCGTTCAGATGAAATGAGATTGCCATACGATAGGACCTTTACTAATTATCAAAGACGAACAGCTTTCTTTGCTTCAGTAAACGAGCCTGAGTTCTTAGCTGACGGAAGTGGTAACAGAAGATTTTGGTGTCTCAAGGTCACGGACATAGACCCACATCATGGAATAGATATGCAACAGGTATGGGCAGAAGTTAAAGCTACCTTGTATGTGAAGGGAGAAAAGAATTGGTATCTAACTAAGGAAGAGAGAGAACTTCTCCAAGAGTCTAACGAAGGATTCAGAACTCAAGGTGCAGTGGAAGATTTATTACTACAGCATGTGAACTTCGAGTCTAACGAAAGCATGAGGAAGCCTTGGCAACTGACTGCTATGCTCAGAGCATTAGGTATTAGAAATCCTAGGAACATAGATTTCAAAGATGCCAGTAGGGTCCTAACTGACCATGGCATAGATGCAAGGAAGACTAACGGCAAGAAAGTTTATGATGTCCAGCTAATAGACCTAGAAGAAGATTTAAACTTCGATGATATTTCTTTTTAAATAAGTGTTGTAAAGTGTTGATATTATCAACCCATTTGC